GAGCGTGCGACTGGTCCGGGCCTCAAGCTTCAAGCTCGGGAGGACTCTACCGCTAACTCAACGCGTGGGCGGGTTGCAGAGCCCCAAGCTTCAAGCGTCAAGCCCCAAGCTCCTGAAGCATCAAGCGGCAAGCATCAAGCCCCAAGCAGCAAGCGTCAAGCTTAAAGCCACAAGCAACAAGCTCCTTGATACGTGAACCACGGAAAAGTTTCAAGCATCCTGAACCGAGGTGCTCAATGCAGATAAAAGTATTGTGTGGATGTTTAACATGGAAGGCAATCTGGTGCGGACTGAAGCGCACCTTGTTACCCTTCGTAACTTTCAATTCTATTGTGAAAAAGGTGCCAGAATTATTGTAGCCCAATAGATCAGGAGTACCGGAAGAGCTAAGGTTTTCAAGTCGAATCCAAGAAATAGAAGTAATATTTTTTTTAATTTTTTGATATAATTTACGCTCTGGTCCCATGCGTTTTTTAGAGTAACATTGTCATTCATTAATAGTCCTTCTGAAGTTTATCTGGCAAGATAAGACTCGAAGGTTTTTCTGTTTTTAAAACTAATCTATGTGCGCTATGACCTGGTTGACCTAAGACTGGAATTGAGTGTTCGTGCACTTCCATTCTTCTAATCTGATACAATTTTCCGTCTCTTTCTACGTAGATTTGTGCATTCTTTATTGCGTCAGATCCTTTCGTAAATTGACTTAAAAATAATTGCAAGTCCTGTACTCTCATAAAAAATTCTTAACTTGTCGGATATTGACTTTATAGGATAGTTACCTTAAATTGTCAATATGGGATTGCCAAAAAGACTTACAGAAATGCAACAAAGGTTTGCCGAGTTTTTAGTATTCGGTGGACCAGAGGGGCCAATGACTCAAACGGAAGCAGCTCTCGCTGCTGGTTATAGTCCTAAACGTGCAAGACAAGAAGGGTCAGAACTTTGTAATCCAAAACATTCTCCACTTGTTGTAAAGTATATTGGTCAATTAAAAGAAGAGAGACTTAAAAAGCATGAAGTAACTTACGAGGGACATGTTGCAGAACTTGCAAGACTTAGAGAAGCCGCTTTGAAAAAAGGATCATTCTCTTCTGCAGTGAATGCGGAAGCAAACAGAGGCAAAGCAGCAGGGTTATACATAGATAGAAAAATAATAAAAACAGGAAAGTTAGAGGACCTATCAGAGCAAGAATTAGAAGCCAAGATGAAACAAATATTAGACGACTATGCACAGATAATAGATGTTACCCCAACTTCTGAATCTTCTTTACCCAAGCCCGAGGAATCATCGTCCGATCCCCAAAAGTAATCTCATTGTCATCTTTATCATAACTAGCAAAAAGTTTTATGGACTTGCTGTCTTTAGAATACAGCCAACCTTCATTGACAGGTCGTGCTAGTTTCATCTTATCAAACTCTTTGTCCGTAGCCCAGCCAGAGTCGCTGACACAATCAATCCACTCCACTCTGACTCTCGGATAAGGTATATCGGGAGCCCCATCAGTCGCTATTCTTTTTCGTCTTTTCCTAGGCATATAAGTTTCTACCACAGATTCTATCTTTTAAAATATTAATATCGCGCGCAGTCTGGGTTTTCATAGAAAGTGTCCCAAACGTCCACCAAAAACACTAAAAGTGTCCACCCCCTGTCCACCACTTAGCCTTGTATATCAACAAAAAACAGCTAAGTGGACACAAAGTACACTTTTTCTCAGAGAGAAAAAATATTTTTTATGATCTGTCACAGAATCCTATAGTACAGATTTATCTGCCACAATCTTGCCATAATGTAGCTCCATTACTGCCAACTTGTCCTCAGCAGCAGATATCTTAGCTAACAACTTATCTACCTCGCCTGTAATATCAGGATGTTCAGGTATGATAAGTTCTTGATCACTGTAGCATTTGATCTTGTACTTTGCATCTTCGATCTCTGCCTCGTATCTCTTCTTTAGAACCGTTCTAATCTGATTGTTCATCTTTGTCCTCCTCCATTGTTTCATTACCATGTTCGTCTTTGTATAGTGTGTATGACTTTTCGCCATCATAGTAATATCCTGTTATCTCACGCTCCATAATATCTTGCATCATCCATCTCCTCTCTTACATATCTTTTTAGTTCTTTGTCCTGTATATTATCCGGTATCTCATTCTTATAAAATATCCTGTAGCTATCACTACCATACTTACCAATACCAAATAATTCTGTTGCGTCTTTGCCATCCCATTCCATAAAATCACATGACATTCGCCATATTCTGTTTGCTCTGACATTCTTCATACCAAGATCTTTCAGCATCTCTGCAATGGTGTCTTTATCCGACAGTAATAGTTTCCATGCGTTAGGATATTTTTTAAAAAATCCTGGCAATACTTTCTTGACTTTCTTGCGTCCTGTCTGATTAAGACATATGACAGCCACCATGTGTTGCCACTCACCATCTACCTGCTGTTGCACCATAAGATCATCTCTCATTATTTTCCTTTTTTTGATGAAACACTTCATACCAGGTATCGCACTCATCACACTGATACATGCTCACAATATTATGATCTGATTCCGGATATGTATCCTCGGTATCATAATCATTATTCCATCTTACCTCTGCGTTGCAGTAAAAACATTTCATTTAAAGTCCTCTGCTTTCATGGGTGTTGTGCGTTCTTTCTCATCATGAATTAGGTCATAATACATGTCCAATCTTTTCAAAAAGCTATGTTTATAGCGCCTTAATTCTGCCCCACTTACGACAAATTCTTGATAATATAGGTCAGGTGTGCATACCATTATTATACCTTGTTCGATGTTAGATCCATGGACATAATCGTGTGCCATGGCGTATGCTGCTATTTGAAGATAATAATCTTCGATCCATTCTTTCTTCTTCGGACGATTGGCCTGCTTGAAGTCAACAATAGTTTCCATGCTATTATGTAAGCATACAAGGTCTGTTGAACCTGCGTATAGACCCGGATAGTATAACGTAACTTCCGACCCAAAGTATTCTTCAACAGGCGTGAGACCCACGTCAATAACTTTTTGGGCCATGGCTTTCGCCTCCTGTCCGAGTGCTGTAAGATCATCGTAGCCCACTCCTGTGATATATTTTTCCAGGAATTTGTGCATAGATGTCCCCCGACTACTAGATACATTTTTGATTCGCTCTGCTTCTTGTTCTCCAACTTTGGCCTTCCAGTCTTTTAGAAATTGTTGATTTTTGGTTTTGCCTAATATCGTAGTCACAGATGGAAGTCTAGCACCATTTACATCATAGAGCCGTGTTCCGTGGTCCTCGATCCGTGTGGAGTCAACATAGGTATATTTATCACTACGCTTGATCGCTCTACCAATGTTCTCGTATTCTAGTAAATCTTTCTCACCCATCATTCTAAATCGTCAAATCTTCTCTTAGATCTGTGTATTTTTCTATATACCTTTCTCAATATCATAAAGGCTATCGCACCTCCGATTGATAGCGCAACCACACCTACAAATAACATACCTAACGCTTGACCTGGTGTCATTTGTTTTTACCTTTTAGTTTATCATACCACGATACATCTCGACCATTATCTAAACACCAATAATAATGGCTCTCTAAAACTTTTCTCGATAATCTCTCGTCAGGTCTCATAATTTTTTCTTTAATTCTTTTAGATAGTCCTCTTCCTCTTTTCGATTATTATCTCTAACAATCGCCGCCTGTTTTCTCCACGCCCAACTATTAATTTTACCGGACCAACCCATTATCCATAAATATATTTTTAATTTCATTCTAAACTCATTACCTTTTTATATTCTTCTAAATTTATTACTTTACCACCCATGATTTTATGTTCGTTGTAATGTTCCATGACCTTAGTAATCTTAGGTAGTTTAGTATGCGCCCAAGGCCAGATCAAACAACAAACATAGTATGCATCTCTAAATGTACATCGCCATCTGTATTGCATTAAATATGGTGTGCCGTCTTTTCTTTTACCCTTTCTTGGTTTCTTGGTCAATGTTCCAACACTCAATATTTCATGCACCCATGTCAATACAGATTCGTCCGTCATGGTTATTTCCATGGATAATCGTAGACTATTTGATGTGCGATAACCTTTGCCCTTGTGTTTCTTTTTCTTCTCAACGCCACGTTTGAAATGTATCGAACCCTCACCATCAAAGAGTCCTGCGATGTATGCTCTATCTGTTTCTGGAATCATGCAACCCTCCTGGTTTCCGTGCACGTACTCCCAAGAAGGCAAAGGCTCGAATACTCAGGGTATGGTTTTAGCAATCCCGATATGTAACCTCCAGAGGTGTTTAGCGCGAAGCATTTTTGGTCACTTGGAGCTCGTCCTTTTCTATATTTAATTTTTTTTAGCATCATGTGTCATTATCCATCTCAAAGTTGTTGTTGCAGGATCAAAACCATCAAACTTTATATCTTTAGTGCAATGTGTCAGTAGGACCATCATCGATAAGATTAGTATCAACCGTCTCATAAAACTCCCCCTCTGAGTCACAGTCCCAACATTGGTGGACTTCACTCTTGTCTCTAAAATCTGCTGCTGGATCACCGTCAATTTTTGCAACCCTGACATACCCATTTCCGTGGCATGTGTTGCAAATCATTCTCACAACTCTACCCTTTTTTAATTTTGCCATTTAATTTCTTCGCTTTCTCGTTTGCAATCGATTCGATTGTTTTTGCTATGGATAATTTAGCATCGGGCAATAATACCTTTGATAACTTATCTAATGTAGCGTATGTTTCTTTTGTTAGAGAAACATTTTTATATTTACTCATGTCTGTCATGCGTGTTTCCTTTCATAATTATTAACCATATATAGGTGATATTATAGGATTGTCAATGAAAATATTAA